CCCATAATCGGCTGAACAAGCTGTGTCTTAATAGCCATATTCAGTAACATTTTTGTAAATGATTCCAAAATATTAGCAAAGCTTATTTCAGCACCCATTACCATATCAGTAAGCGTTTCGGAAAATTCATTACCGAAATCTATTACAGTGTTCGCCATTGTTTGGTATGTTTGATTATGAGCAAGTCTTAATTGCTTCATACCCTCTATACTGAAATCATCAAATTCTTTTTGAGAGATAACTTTATTATCCACTAAACGCTGGAACTCTACAAGTTCTCTTTCAAACTGTTCTATTTGAAAATCACTGGAATTTAAAGTTAATCTTTCACGTTCTACTTGGAATTTTAGATATTCTTTTTTATATGTCTCTCTCGCTGCTCTTATTTGTTCTTTATCCGCTTCCAACATTGCATCAACTCCAACGGATTTATCTAAAGACCCTTCTGCCGACAGATAATCTGGAAGGGCTAAACCCTTCATTCCTGTGGTGGCAACATCAGTATTTAACCATTCTTTTTTTAAAGATTTTAAACTATCAGTAGCAACATTTAGAGTTTTACTGTATAGAACGGCAGCATGAATAAGAGGATTAAAAATTGCCCAAAACCCTCCACCAGCTTCGGCAACATCAACTAATTGTTTAGTCATCTCCAGTAATTGTGGATTTACCGATTCACCAAGCGACCTCCATAATGAATTTAATTCTTGTTTGAGTTTATTAACTTGTGTAGTAGCAAGTTCCTGTGCTTGTTGTTCTGCCCTATCTGATGCTCCCATTCTGTTTTTTACTGTCTCTAAATCTTCATAGACTTTTACAGATTCTTTTACTATATTATTGAAAGCACTTCTAGCTCGTCTATTTGCAAACATCGTAGCTACTTCTTTTGCTGTGGCATCTTTTAGTTTCAGTATTGTTTCTAGGAATTTACCACCTTCAATAGATGACTGGCTTAAAGACACACCATACTTATTTGCCGCTTCCTGTGCCTCTGGAGAGACATTTTTAGTAAACCCTTCAATTAAACTCATTAATTGAACAACGGTTTTTTCTGCCCCTATACCAGCCCTACTGATAATAGCAAAAGCAGCACCAAAATCTTCAACACTTAATTTTGCGGCAGCAGCCGTAGAAGCAACTACACCAATGTTTTTAGCAACATCTTCAAAAGTCAACATACCACGTTCTTGAATAGCGAATAGTAAATCAGAAGCATCACCAACATCTTTTAATTGATTTTTGAATGTCTGATAGGTAACAAGCAAAGCTCTGGTAGATGTTGCCGTATCAGTAAAACCACCAGTAGCTAATTTAGCTGATTCTCTAAGCACACCCATAGCTTGTGAAGATTCTACAGTAGCAGATATGACATCAAACAAACCTTTAGACAAATCAGTTGTTGAATGACCAAACTCTTTTGATAAATCTGTCACACCTTTAGCAAATTCTCCAAAAACTAAATTGGAATCCCTTACGAGGGAGTTTACTTTTCCTAACTCAAATTCAAATTCTGCTGCTTGTTTAAGAGCATTACCGAAAACCTTAGTAAGAATAACGCCTCCTGCAAAGCCAAAAGCTATTATTGCAGACCTAGCAGAAAGAATGGTTTGCCGTACTCTCTTAAAACCAGATTCAGTCTTTGTAACAAATTGTTTTGTCTGCTTTTCAGCTTTCTGTAGCTCTTGCTTGAGCTTGAAAGTTTCTCCATCAATAGTTATTACTAAAGTTCCTATATTAGCCATGTTTTTTAACTTTCTTACCTGCCATAGAAGATAATACTTCTTTCATATCTTCCCATGATTGTTGTTTTTTTCCTTTCATACCAGTGTATAAACTAGGCATAAACTCTAAAGGAGATAATTTTTTCACACCTTTTTTAAGCTTGATATTTATTAATGTAGAAGCTATTATTCCAGTTCTATAAAAATCAGCTTCTTGCCCTATAGGTTCTATGGAATCAATTATTTCCCAATCTCTAATTTGTTTTGAATTTAGACACTCCAAAAGATAATCAGGGTGAGGTATTCCCAACGCCAAGCATAACCTGAATTTAAAAAGATTGCTTGGCTTTCTTAGTTTTTTGTTAATTCCTCAACATCTTCTTCTCTGAGACCTGATAATTTTCTCCCCAAAGCAAATATTTTATCCAGTGCAGAAGCACGTTTGTTACCCAATGCTTCAATGTCCTTTTCTGTAAATAACAAGTTTCCTTGTTCATCTACTACGGTTGCTGCAACAAATTTTGCTCTAATATTTTCAAGATTACCTTCTTGAGTAAGTTGCTTCTCAAAATTGTCTCTTTCCCTTCCTGTGATGGTTCGTACTATAACATCCCCACCCCATTCTGGAATACGCAATGTTTCTGTTTTCAAATCTTGTGCAGACAATATCTGCTCTTTTGTTAAATAGCCCATTTTAGAACTCCTTTGGTTAAGGTTAATTTGATTTATCAGGGGGTCATGAGAATTTTCTCATCTGACCAACCCATTCTTTTTCTTGAGTGAAATGTTTTTGCACTCATTCCTAAATCTGATGCCCAATCTACTAATTTCATTACATAACCTTCAAATGTTAGATAAATAGTCTTTCTGGTGTTAGTCAATTGCTCCATTTGAGTAGACCATTTACAATTCTCTGGTTTGTAATCACCATTATTATCTATTCTATCAATAGTCATTCCTTTTGGCCTTTTCCCCATATCAGCAAGAAAGTTTTCAAAATCATTCCATCTTTCACAAACTTTGATTCCTCTACCACCATAATTCAGATATTGTTGATGCTTTTTATTTTTGCATCTTCTTCTCATAGATATCCAACTACCATAAGTAGATGTATTTATCAAGCCATGTGTGGTTTTAAAACCATTTTCAATAGAAGTTTCTTTTGATAAACAACCACAAGAATTGGTATTTCGTCCTAAATAAAAACCGACAACTTTTTTCTTGTTTCCACAAGAACAGATACAATTCCATATAGAACGTGTTCCTTTGCCGAAATGACTAAAACTAATAACTGTTAATCTTCCGAATTGTTTTCCTGTTAAATCTTTTCTTATTTTTCTCACTTTCAAAACAACCTCCTTTGGTTAAGTCGTAAGCCCTTATATAATAAGAACTTATGAGGTCTCTGTAATTTGTCCATCTATTTTGATTGTTACTGTCATTGTAACCTTGTCATCTGCTGGAATACTCTTACTGATGTTTGTTACCCAACCTGAAAAAGAGAAATCTGTATTTCCTGAATCAGGCATAACTATTGAATAACTTTGTGATGTACTCGCTTCAAAATCTGTATTAAGTAAATCAAAACCTGCTCTTGTCCAGTTCATATCAAGCATCACTTCTCCACCGTCTCTGAATCCTCCTATAAATTCTCTGTACCCACCTGTTGAATCTAAAGTGGTTACGTCTATTGTGTCTCTTGAACGATTTGGGCCAGTTATAGTATTTACTTCTGCTAAAGTAACACTATTCCTTTTAAAAACTGCTCCTACACCTGCTATTGCATTACTAGCCATTTTACTTTCACCTCCTTAAAAATTTTATGATGTTCTCATAATCCTGAAATTAACAGACCACGAGGGTCTATTAAGTTTATCATAGCCTAAAAAATTAATATCAGAAGTCGCTATAATATATACATATCTAGTAGAATTAACCGTTGTGTTCTCTACAGCGTGTAAAGTTGTAGTAATTAATTCAGCTAGAGTATATCCATTCTGATACCCATGCCTGTTTCCCCTTACTTTTACCATAACAGTAGGGGTTTTCAAAGTCCGTTTTGTATCTAATTCACCACCACCTGTATCGTAAACAGTAACAACTCTATCAGCAACACCTGCTCCATCTGGTTCTTGACTGACAAATAAATTAGTACCAAATGTAAGCCCTGTACCAGCCGAAGATGCTTCTAATAAATCCTTTATGTCTCGTGCTGGAGCATTCATATTTTAACATTCTCCTTTAATATTTTTAGAATATCTTTTTGTGAGGCTCTTGCAGCTTTTTCTAAAAATTTTGGTTCACCTATTTCGTGTTTTTCTTCCACTGCTTCATGTTCTTTTAAAGCATAAAATGCTGAATGACCCACCACAGCAAAAGGGTCTGGTCTCTTTGTTATTAAAAATTCATTAATAACTTCTGGATGTTCTAATTCTACTCGTTGACCTTCTGCACTATCAGTATTAAAATTACTGGTAGCTACAGCTTGAGGAGCAAGCCCCTCACCACCGAAAACTACAAAAGCACTTTCTTTTAAATTACCTGTATCAACAGGAGTAATCGCTTTAGACCTTCTCATAACTAATTCTCCTGCTTTCATCATTCCTACTCTAGATAAATCAGTATTTATCTTTTGAATACTTCTTCTAAGGTTTCTCATTACTTTATTTAAACCTTTTACTTGTACAAATTTCTTTACCATAATTACCTCGTAGATGTTGCTTCCGTATGGAAAGCAATCCTTTGGAATTTATCTGCTCTTAACGTAGGAATCTTGGAAAATGCTTTTACCTCCAATGCACCTGTTACATTTATAGGATTTGTTTCATCTATAGCAGAAGCTATATCTGTTAATGCTCCTAAAAATAACCAGTCATTTTCTGCTACATCCTGTTCTAAATAAGTCACATGACTGCTTTCAATCTTCTGTCCTGCACTGGTAGTATACATTTTACTTTTCTTTTCTTGTCTACCATTTATTTCCACTGGAGCAGAAAATGTAGCTCCACCATAACCGTCTCTAGCAGAGAAAGACCAATACACAAGTGTTTGATTAAGATATCTATTTAAATATGAAGTCATTATGAGTCCTCTGCTCTACTAATTGCTAAAATTGGTTTAAAACTTCCTATTCTTTTACCTAGATTAGATAATGTACCTGTGGTGTCTAGAACACATGCTTGTTGTCCGTAAAGTGTAGCATGTAAAAGTATTTCATTAGAACCACCAAAAAAAGTCGCATTAGTTTCCCCTGTTTCTGCTGTTTTCTCCTGTAACTCCAAACTACTTTTGAAAAAATGTGCCGCTAACCATCTTTCTATTTCTTTTAGCTGTGTACTATCAGTTATTTTACTTGTATCTGATAACAATTTAGTTACAAGTGTATTTGCTGCTGTGATGTACGCTGTAAAGCTTGACACATCAGTATCAAGTATTGCTTTAACCTCTGCGTCTGAAACCCTAGCCATTTATATTTTCCCCCTTTATTTCAATATCCAATTCAACAACATTTAAAGTCACCTTAGCAGTTATTTGGTCATCTCTAACTATTGGAGAAATTTCTATTTCTGCTACACCTTTCATTTCTTCTCTTGTTTTAATATTAATAATTTTAGTGCCCCTTCCTAATCCCCCTTTACTAATTATTCTGTACGTTGGTTCACATGACATTTATCTTTCACCCTCCCTACAAGACGGTCATTCACCATAATTTTTCCCTCATTCCATAATGAAGGAGTTATGAATTCTTTAACCTCTTTTTCTTTCCATTCTAACCCTAACCATTCTACTACGGCTTTTATTTCACTGAATTCACCGTCAATCATTTCCTGTGGCCATACCTCCCTCAAGTTTAGATTAGCATGTAACATTTCATTAAATCTGGTTATATGTTGATTAACCCATCCTTGCCAGCCTTCTTCAGTTTTAAAAGCTCTCATAAAGCCTGTCCTCATACAAGAATTTACAATCTCTTTACTTCTTCTTCTGACAAGAACCCACTTAGCGTCTGGAAAAGCGTTATCCCATAAAGGCCACATTAAACACATTTTAGCACCTTTATAGAACCAGATATCATTTTCACTTATTCCTTGCTCATTTAAAATCTTTTCTACTCTATTTTTCCATGAAACATTATCTAAACCTTTAAATAATTTTACATCTGGTAAAGGATTTTGTGCCATAGGGTCTACACCTAGATTTATTAAAAGTGGTTTAACTAAGGTATCTCTGATTTCATAATTTTCAAACATTCCTTTTTTATTATAAATGGTTGCGGAACTCATTTCTCCACCTTTTGCACCACAAATATTTATAATTCCAGCAGTCATAGAAGTACCAGACCTTGCTATTCCAGAAATTAAAATAGCAGATTTCATTCCCATTATAGAAATCCTTTCATATTTAATCTATCCCTTTGGGACATATATACCGAGCATTTCTTTTACATTTTCAATAGGCATACTATCAACAATTTTTTTTTCTA